TGTTGATGGAGACAAAGTAAGATTTAGATTTGGTTTTCCAGAAAAGTTTGGTGGTTGGGAGAAATATAGCACCAATCAGTATCTAGGCAGTGCTAGAAGACTACACAACTGGGTAGCTCTTGATAGTTCTGACTTCATGGGTATTGGCACACATCTTAAATATTATATTGAAGAAGGGCAGACGTTTAATGACATAACACCAATAAGAGTAACTACAGGTGCAGGTGATGTAACTTTTGCAGCCACAAACGGATCTACAACAATAACTGTTACCGATCCAGCACATGGTGCAAATGAAAAAGACTTTGTAACATTCTCTGGTGCGGCAACTTTGGGTGGAACTATTACTGCTACAATACTTAATGCAGAGTTTCAAATCGCATCTATTATAAGTTCTAATGCTTACACAATCACATCAAGTGTTGCGGCTAACTCTTCTGATACTGGTAATGGTGGATCTAGCGTTGTAGGTGCATACCAATTGAATGTTGGATTAGATGTAACAGTTGGCGGAACTGGTTGGGGTGCTGGTCAGTGGAGTGGTACAACATCTGGTGCTTTGGCAACACAATTAGCAGAAGCATTAGATGCGAGTGAGACTGCAATAGATGTGGACAGTGCAACAGGAATCACGGCTGGTGATTTAATACTAATAGAAGAAGAACTGATTACAGTTGGTACAATAAGTTCTAATACTTTAGGAACTGGTGGAGGTCCATCAACCAGAGGTGCAAGTGGTACAGATGCAGCCACACACGCAGATAACACTCTTGTTAGGTTAGCAACTGGTAATGCAGATTCTGCCAATGACTTTGTTGGGTGGGGTAATGCAGCAAGTGTCACAACTCCTGGAGCACAGATTAGATTATGGTCACATGATAATTTTGGTGAAGATATTATTATAAATCCAAGAGATGGTGGATTATTTTACTGGGACAAAACAAATGGTTTAGGCAACAGAGCCGTGGAACTTAGTGCTACAAGCACATATTCTGGAGAAACGAGTGTGCCTACTATTGCTAAACAAGTTCTTGTATCAGACCAAGACAGACATGTTATCGTGTTTGGTTGTGATGGATTAGGTGCAAACTCGTCTGCTACACAAGGGAACGGGGTACAAGATCCATTGTTAATACGTTTTTCTTCACAAGAAAATCCAGTGGATTTCTTTCCGACTGCTACAAATACAGCAGGTGATTTAAGGTTAGGTGGTGGATCTACCTTCGTACAAGCTGTTGAAACAAAACAACAGATACTCGTCTTCACTAATAAAACACTACACGCTATGAAGTTTATAGGTCCACCATTTACGTTTGGTCTGCAAGAACTATCAAAGAATATAACTATTATGAGTCCGTTTTCTGCCATAGCTGTTGAAGATGCGGTCTATTGGATGGGAGTTGATACGTTTTATGTTTACGGAGGTGGTCAAACAATACAACTGCCATGCACAGTTAAAGATAAGGTATTTCTAGATTTTAATTTTGCAGAGCGTGACAAAGTTCATGTTGGTGTTAACTCAGAATTTAGTGAGTTATTATGGTTTTATCCGTCTTCTGCTGGTACGCAGATAGATAAGTATGTTGCTTACAATTATTTAGAAAAAGTTTGGTATTATGGAACACTAGCAAGAGACGCATGGATTGATAGAGGCATAAGAAACTTACCACAAGCAACGGGAAATCAGTATCTTTACAATCATGAGGTAGGATTTGATGATGATGGATCTGCGATGACTTCATTCATAGAGTCTTCTGCTATAGACATAGGTGATGGTGATAAGTTTGTATCATTGAAGCAAGTTATACCAGATATTACTTTTAATGGATCTACTAGTGTTAATCCAGATGTATCATTCACTATGAAATCTAGAAACAATCCTGGTGCTAACTTTAATCAAACTACAGAAAATACAACACAAAGATCTGCAACAACTCCAGTAGAACAATTTACACAAAAGTTAGATTATCGTTTACGAGGTAGGTCTTTTGCTTTAAGAATAGATTCTACATCACTGGGGACAAAATATAAATTAGGTACACCAAGAGTGGATGTTAGAGTGGATGGTAGACGCTAATGTTAATAACTAGTATTCCACAGTATATTCAAGGTATTACAAATGCAAAAGTAGATTTAACGACAACAAATCTTACAACTTTGTTTACAGTTCCTAGTGATGCCGATTTCAATGCAGCCATTGTAAACTCTATATTAGTATCAGAAGATAGTGGCAATGCAGATACAATAACAGTTACACTTGTAAATGGCAGCGATACGTTTAGTTTATTTAAAGTCAAAGCCGTGGGAGCGAATACAACTGTAGAATTACTTACAAAAGATTTAATATTGCAAAGTGGAGAAATATTAAAAGTACAAGCCGCAACAGCTAATAGATTACATGTTGTGGCTAGTATTCAAGAATTGTCCAAAACAAGGGTAACAACAAGTGCATTGTCAAGAATTTAAAAGGCGTATAGACGAATTTGTTAAAATAAGATAAGGTAACAATATGAGTTTAGGTAAGTTATTAAAAAATCTAGCACCAATTGCCATAAGTGCTTTTGCTGGGCCAGCTATAGGACAAGGCATAGGACAATTATTTGGAGCACAATCTGGATTTAGTCCTTTTTTAAGTAGAGCTTTAACAGGTGCAGCAACATCAAAGTTAATGGGTGGTAGAAGTAAAGATGCTGTTAGAAACGCCCTTTTAGCAGGTGTTGGTGGTATGGCTTTAGATAGTCTTAGAGGGCCTGAAAGTGTTGCAACTGATATTACTCAAAAAGTAGATCAAGCAACAAGAAATAGACTTACTGATCCTATTGCACAAAGACAAGGCACAGGTGCTTTTTCAGGTGCTTCACCGAATGTATCTAAACCACCAATTGAACAAGCAAAAGACGCTGTAAAAGGTATAGAAAATAGAACATTTGCTGGTGAACTATTGAAAGAGGCTGGTGTAAGCGATCAAAACTTATTAGCCAGATTGTTAAATACTAGAGTAGGTGAGGGTTTGACTGCTGGTTTAATAGCACAATTACTGGCTGGTAATGATGACGAAGAACGACCTCGTGAGTTTGAGCAAAGACCTTTTGGATTTGGTGGGCCTGGTGGTCAACTTGGAGGTATAAGATTTGCAGCAGATGGCGGACCTATGAGTTTTCCAAGACGTAATGGTGGCATAGACCCATCTGAGGGATCTGGTACGAAAGATGATGTGCCTGCTATGTTAATGGCTGGTGAGTTTGTTTTAACTAAAGATGCAGTAAAGGGTCTAGGTGATGGCAACCAAAGAAAAGGCATACAAAGAGCCTATGAAATGATGGATAAACTAGAGGCGAGGGCGTAATGGCAAACGGCACAGTTACATATGAAAATATACAAAGATTACCACCTTTTCTTGAGGGTTTGCAAAAAAGACTTTTGCAGACTGGATTTGGAACATTTGATGGCGAAGATCAAACTACGCCAGGTTTGTTAGATAGACCTTTAGGTTTGCCAGGTTTTCAAATAGCGGGTGCAGATCCACTAACAACTAGAGCTGCAGAACTTGGCGAACAAATGGTTGGCACTGCAAGACCTTTTCTTGAGGGTGCTAGAGATCAGGCTTTAGCTGGACAGCAAGCCATAACTAGTGGCCTTGGATTTTTGCAACCTGAAAGTATAAGTAGATTTCAAAATCCATTTCAACAGCAAGTAATAGACGTAGCACTTAATGAGCTTGACAGACAGGCAGCACAACAAAGATCACGAGCAGATGCCGCAGCCGTTGGTGCTGGTGCGTTTGGTGGCTCAAGACAAGGCGTGCAAAGAGCTGAGTCTGATAGAGCTCTACAACAAGTAAAGGCTGATACTTTATCCAAGTTGTTATCTAGTGGTTTTGGTCAAGCCTTAAAAGCATCACAAGAGGCTGGAAGATTATCTGGTGGCCTTGGACAAGCTTTTGGTACTTTAGCAGGCACTACAAGTGACGTTGGGCGTTTACAACAAGCATTAGGTCAAGCAGACATATCTCAACTAACACAATTAGGTGCTTTAAGACAAAGACAACAACAAGCAGAATTAGATGCACAAAGAGCTAATTTAATGCAACAAGCACAAGAGCCATTTACAAGATTACAAATTGGTCAAAATTTATTACAAGGTATGCCAAGTGCAAGTATTCCATCAACATTTACACAAGCCACACAACCAGCAGCTAATCCGTTTCTACAAGGGATAGGTGCTT